CCTCAACGCTATATCTTCTCTATTGGACCAGTATATTACTCTTGCCCTGTCATCAATTCTTCGTCTTATTAATTGGATGCTTCAGGTTTTTGGAATAAAGATAGTTGAAACTGAGAATGGATTACAAATTCTTCTTCCTGATATTGCTATATTTGGAATGAATCCTTTGGCACTCCTCGATGCCCTCGGAAGTTTTCTTGGGGCATTAGACAGTGTAATGAATCAGCTGGGTGCGCTGTACGCTAATATTTCTGGTTCTATAGCACAATTCCAACAATTGAAGGACTGTATTGAGAGCTGGCAAGCCTCCATGAATGGGGATAAAGAAGGTACAGATGACCCTCCCTCTATGGCTGTAATGATGGCTCCTTATCTTGAGAGTATTAACGCTACACGAGAATCAGTGGCTAAGGCTACTGCGCTTCGTAGCACTATAGGCAGAATAATGAAGCAAAGAGCCCAGAACCCAGGGTTGGAGCCCTGCTTCCTCCCAGAGTATACCGCTTTGCTGGAAGGAACCCCCTTTAAGTTATGCCCACCAGATGACGAAGCTGATATCACATCACCCTTTAGGCTGGTATTCGGGCCTCCTGTATCCAAGCGAGGTCAATTTTTGCTTACTTCTGATGGGCTGTATTATGATTCTCAGACAGGTGGGTTAGAAGATGTTGAATTTTATCTTTCTCATATAAGTGAAAAATCTGATACCTCTCGACATTGGACTTTTAAGCATGATCCAAATATTGGAGGAAAAGGGGTACAAGTTTCAAAATCAGATATTGTTGATTATATTGATACTTTGTTCGATCCAGATATAGAAGATGACAGTCCCTTACTTCAAGAACATTATAATGCTGATCATATGTTGGAAGTTTTAGAGGGACAAAGAAATAAACAAATCTATGATCTTTCAAGTCAGCTTTCTACTATAGAAGCTAATGAAGGAGTCTCGTCGGCAATTTTTATAAATAATAAACAAGCATTGTATTCTGAAATGTCGAGACATACTGATAAGATTAAGAGAAGAAGAAAACAAATAGAAATTGCTGTAAAAGCTCCCAAGATGTTTGATCCAAATAATTTATTGGAATTGCTTCCTGAAAAGGGAAAAGTTCCTGTAAATGATTTCACTTATTTAGCTGAATTGAATATAGGGGTTGCTTTGGAGAAACAAGAACCTTTGGTATTTTCAGCAGCAGAGATTGAGGGGGTGGTTTTACCCCTAGAGCCAAAATTTGTCGTAGCCCCAATAACACACGAGTCGTGGGGTGTGGATCACTTGGTAGTTCCAAATGTAGGGCTTGGAGATATTATATATAATCCAAGTAGTGTTGATGGATCATCTCAAACTCATGTTCAAAGTTTAACTGATTCTATTACGGTTGATGGGCTTATAGGTGGATTTAATTTTCTTGGTAGTGATATAGTAACTCCGTCTTCACTAGACTTTTTAGTTGTTAATGATGTTTCAATAGAAACAAGTAGCAATGCTAAATTAGTAGCTGATCTCCCAGAATCCGTATTTTTCTCTGGTTTAGGTGTTCCGTATTTGAAGGGAGTAACTGCGTTTAATGGCGGCGGTAGCAAAAATGTTCCTTCTGGTGTAGGATCTTATCTTCGTCTTCCTGATACAAATAAGTTTAGAGATTTAACTTATAATGCTGAAGGTTTTACAGTAGAATCATGGATTCATGTTCCAAGTCTTAATGTAACTGGGACAGATGGTTGGGATGATACTGGTACTTCTTCTGTACATAGGGTTTTATTAAGTTGTGAAAATTCCGGGGGAAATAAGGCTAATGCTTCAACATCCTTTTCTTCGTTAACTTTTGATAATAGTATTTCTTCAGTTAGAGGGCTTATCATGGGATTCACTAGGGACATACAATTAACAGAAAGTAAGCCTCCTGTATTTGATCCTGGGGATCAAACTAATGCTCTACATATGGGTAAATTAAAATTTATAGTTGCTCCTACACAATCAGTAGATGGTAGTACGATAGGGTTTGTTAATACTTCTAGTTGTGCAGACTCAACTACATGGTATAATTTTGGAGTAGTTTTGGATGCTGCTACGGTGAGTGGTAAGGCCTTAAAAGATGTAATTGATACATATTCTCTTCTTACTATTACTGTGAATCCTTCAAAGGATAATATTAGTATTTACTTAGATGGCGAGTTGTTGGCTACTTCGGGACTAGCAGCCTCTTTTGGTACTGATATGTATAAACCATTATCTGTTCCGTCGTTTACTGCGGCGAATTCTTTTGAGTATGGTACATCCTCCTTTGATTGGGAAACTTTTGCTCCTCTCTTGGGAGGGGGGCCAAAATTTAATGAAAATATAGGCTATTCTTTTACTCCATGGATTGTGGGAGGGGGTTATAGCGATGGTGCGTATAATTCAACACGAACAAATAATTTTATGAATTCTTGTGGGGGGATTAGTAGCGGATTTAAGGGGCATATAGGAAGTCTAAAATTTTACAATAGACCTCTAAATATTGTAGAAGTTGCTAAAAACTTCAACGGACAAAAAGGGTTCTTCAAGAATATAGTTACATAATGGCTATTACTACAAAATATGGGACACACATCCTTCCCCAAATTGAACACTTAATTACATCAAAAACAAATCGTCTTTTTGGTTTAGGGTTTCCTTTAGGTAAAGATCTACCAGGACTTAGCTTTAGCAAAAAAAGTGGTTTGGAATTAGTTAGGGCTAATATTAAACAGCTTTTGATGACTAATAAAGGGGAAAGAGTAATGCTACCCGATTTTGGGTTAGGGTTGAGGCGCTATCTTTTTCAGCCTCTTGATGAAGAGCTTTTTGAAAATATTAAATTAAATATATTATCAGGTATAGCAAAATATATGCCACAAGTTAATATATTAAAATTAAGTATTATAAATAGTGAAGATATAAATTTACAAGGAGTGCCCGGTTTAATAATAAAATTAGTGGTACAACTTAGAGAAAATTCAAATATAATTTTTGATACTGTAGTGGAGATTAAATAATGGCCTTTTCAGGTACTGTAACTTCCGATTTTGAAAAACTAATAAATTTACCTGAAGCAAAACAATCTACTTTTATTGATTTTACTGCTACAGATTTTGGTTCATTGAAAGCTGGTCTTATTCGATATATAAAAGCTGTTTACCCTCTTGAGTATTCTAACTTTTCTGAATCAGATTTAGGTATGATGTTAGTTGAATTGGTGGCGTATATGGGTTCTATTCTATCATTTAAGACTGATATGCTTGCCAATGAAAACTTTTTAAGAACTTCTAAGAATAGAAATAATGTTAGAAAACTTTTAGAACTTATTGGTGTAAAAATGAAGGGACCTATTTCAGCACTAGCTGAAGCCAAACTAACTTTAGATAGTTCGTCTACAAATGATATTACAATTTTGCCCACAGATAGAACTATATCTTTAACTTCCCCTGAGGATGGCGGGTCGCTAAATTATACTCTGTATAAAGTTATTAATGGAAGACTAGATTCTGTAAATGAGTCAGGAACAATTGAATTACTTATATCAGAAGCTACTGGGACTACTGCTGATCAAGACTATACAAATTTGGCCTTGTTAGAAGGTGCTATAGTTACTATGCAGGGTAGTTTTAATTTACCCAATGCGGTAAAACGAGTTACTTTAACTGAAGGCCCGGTAATAGAAAAAAGTGTAGAAGTTTTTATTAATTCTTCGGAAAGTGCTGCGACTGGGGCTTACACGCAGGTTGATAACTTGTTTGCCGCTTCTGGGGTATCTGATAAAACTTTTGAAATTGTCTATGATGATGATTATACTGCTACAGTTGTTTTTGGAGATGGAATTGTAGGTATTTCTCCCCCAACAGCATCTACCTATATGATTACTTATAGGGTTGGTGGAGGTAAGAGAGGAAATCTACCTACAAATCATATTAATACTACTATTTCCGTTGTAGACGGTAGCTTGGGGTCTATAAATTCAACTCTAGAAAATACCACTATGGCAACTGGTGGGGTTGATGCTGAAACAGTTCGACATGCAAAAAGATATGCTCCTTTAACTTTTAGAAGACAAGATCGTTTAGTTACTCTTTTTGATTATACTGCTTTTATTAATAGCTATGTTGGCTCTTTTGGGACTGCGGCAAAAGGTAGGGCCGTGACTAGAAATGCTTTTAGTTCCGCCAATACAATTGATCTTTATGTTTTAGCTAAGGCCAGTGACACTCAGCTGCAACGGGCGACTTCCGCATACAAGACGGAACTCTTGGCTGCGATTGATGAGAAAAAGATGATAACTGATGAAGTTGTTGTTGTTGATGGACTAATTCGCACCTTGGATTTAGTTGTAACAATAAAAATAGATAAAGCTAACGATGTTAGAGAAGAAGCAATTAAGCAGGGCGTAAAAACTAGAATACAAAATTATTTTGGTATGGATAATACTGATTTTGGAAAAACTTTAGCTTTAGCTGATTTAAATAGAGTTATATTTGAAGATAGTGAAGTTAGATTTTCTTCCATTGATAATTTAAGTACCGATGTAAAAGTTGATTTTAATGAAATAATTCAGCTTAATAACTTAACTATTAGAGTAGACTTAGTATAGTGGTAGATAGAGCTAATCTTTCTTTTCCTGGTACTATAGGCCCACAAAAGCGGGCCTACTTTAAGAGAAATTATGTCAAAGCTCTAGAGATTATTACCCCTGATGTATACCTTGAAGAAGACTATGAGCTTAGTGGGGTTGAACTTAATCCCTTTTCTAGGATAATTAATACTCATATAAATTTAGCTAATAATGGTCTTGCAATAGGGTTAGGTATTTCGGCTACCGATGGGTACCCTGATATCGACACATTTGATGGATTTTCTGAATTTTTCGTTACTCAAAATAATTTAACAAATGTTACCCCTTTTAGTTTTAATGAAAAAATTCTAAAACCTCTTGGAGTTACTTGGTCAACTTTTGATACTAGTACAAGTTTCCAAGCTTGGGTTTCTGGGGTGTTGATTCCTAAAATAACAATAAGTAGCCCAAACCTAGTAGAGACAACAGAAGCCGCGTTCGCTAGTACCACCTCTGGTACCCATGAATATCTAATTAGAAACTTATCATGGTTTTATTTTCTAACTGCGGCTGGGAACCCTGAGTTAAATTATGCGCCCTCTTCCTATGTAGAGACTGCACTAGCTAGAGATTTGTATGCGGGAAAAACACTAACACTAAATGACGGAATTAAAGGTGCAACTGAATATATTTGGAGAAACTATTCTGCTTCTGCAATTTTTAGTAGCGTTGATCTTCTTCCTGCTCCATTTATTTCTTCTATAGAAAGTACAAGTAGCACTTGGACTAGTGGTACGCAACTATTAGAGAACCTCAATACTGCTATCGATATTCTCTATTCCCCAGCAGTGATGGATACTCAGGACACCGAAATAGCCGATGCCCTGTATAATTATAAGTCTGTTGGATCCTATTTATCAGACACTGAAGCCAAAGGTCCATTTTATAAATTACTAAAGATTTTAGGTTTTGCTATTTCTGATTATGTTGAAGATTCAGAAAAACTTTCTCTACTTTATGATATACAAGCGTGTCCAGACGAGTATCTTCCTCTTCTTGCTGAATTAATTGGATGGCATTTATTTGGACATGATAGTTCTAGACATAGACTACAATTACAAAACGCCGTAGAAGTTTATAAAAGGCAAGGAACTAAGGTAGGTGTTCAATTTGCATTAGATTCTGTATTTGCTTCTGGAGTTTTTGATGTAAAAACTAAGATAACTGAACTTTGGGAATCATATATTCCTAATCTAATTCTTTATACTTTAGTTTCTGAGTCGCCATTATTTGTAGATTTAACTACTTGGACTCAAGAAGAAGCAATTGATCGTGGGATTGCTTCTTATAGTACTTCTAGTATAGATGAAAATATAAGAACTGTTGTAGATCATATTCTTTTAGCTTTAATTAAGAAACATCCTGATCATTTTCCTCTCGCTGGAACAACAATTAAGAATCTTATAGAGAAGGAAGATTTATCTTTTTGGTACCGGGGTAGAGTATTTAGTGCTCCTCCATTTGAAGAATATAAGTACTATAAAGATTCTAAAATTAGTGTAGCCCTTTTAGAGTCTCTAAAGGAAATTTTAATTAATTCCTTCTGTATACCAGAAGGTATAGCAGATGGGCTTAATACTTATATAAAAGATAATACTATTAATACTATTAATACAGTCTCTACTAATTTTGTTGATAATCAGTGGTTATTTTTTACTTCCGGGGTTACCTATCCTAATAATGAATTTGTTATATTAGATAAATTAGGAAATGAAGCAAATGTAAAAACACTAGAAAGAAGAGAAAAATATCTTTCTCTTTGGAATGGTAAATCATCTCATGTTAGTATTACTGTTCAAGCTGACGGATTTAATTTTACTAAAACTGCCTTGGAGGGAGATTCAGGACAAATCCTCATACAGGCTGGTAAGATATTAAAACATTATGTCCCAGCCCACGCTATTGTCGCTTTTATGGCGGAAGTATCTGGGACAGATTATATTTATGACAATGACGATCTTGTAGCTCTATGGTCCCAGTGTTTCCCACAGGAAACCTTTGAGGCCGTTTCTAGTGTGGGGTTATCGAGGTATGGTAGCGTAGCTGCTGACACGAGAGCGCTATACGCATCTCCTACTTTTACCAGAGACGCTGTTGACGGAGTGAATTGTACTAATACTCTGCTCAGTCAGAGAGGTCTATCAGATGCTATGGTGTCCTCTACTGCTACAACTGTAAAGCCTAGAAGGGCTCTTCGGAGAAAAAATCTAGTAAACTTTATTGAAATGTGCAAGCATTACAGTAGGACTGGGTATAATATGCCCCTATCATTTGATGCTTCTACACAAGAGTATTCCATGGCTAGTTCCGTTGGTTTTATTCCTTTAGGATACATAGCATCAGCGAATAAATTTCAACCAGCAGAAGTTTCTAGTTTGCATGATGTATGGTCAGTATGTGAAGATTTAAATTCTAAAAATACTTTTTTTGATGTAGATACAAGT